CTGCTTAAGGATTTTATCAAAATCAGCCAAAGCTCCAGAACCTAAACCAGCTCCAGAAAAAGCATCCATTACTTGACCTCTATCTTTGATAGCAGCAAATAAACCTTCAGAGCCGTCAACAGCAACAGTAGATGTACCAGATTTTTTCTCAGCTTCAACCATAGACATTTCCATGTAGTCTTCAAATCTTAGTCTAGTTTCAGACTCAGCTTTTAAATACCATAAGTATCCAGAAGCTCCATCTTCAGTAGCGACTTCAACCCAACCAATTTGAGCAGCATCAGAACCGTTAACTTCAAACTCATCTCTTAATATAATAGGCTTGTTATTATATTGAGTAAAAGCAGGTGTTAATGTTCCGTTAGCTTCAAGAGATCCTTTACCATATTCAGAACCGTAAACAAATACAGTTACAGCTTCATCTTCACCAAACAACCCTTTAGCACCTGTAGAAAAATCTAAATTAGTATAAGGCTTACATTCTACAACCGCGATACCAGTAGTACCGTCTGTAGCGTTAACCACGTCTACTAAAGCAGTCATTTCACCATTAGCACCTTGAACAACTATTGTTTGATTCTTTTTAATAGCGCAAGGATTTCCAACGCCACAATCTATATTTAGTTTTGCTAAGTTTCCAGCTCCAGTTCCAGTAGTTACATCGCTATAAGAAATGTGAAGTCTATTTTGCTCAGACCAAACTACTTGATCAGAACTCATAGGCATTTCTGCTCCTACCATTCTCAAGAAACCACCAATTGTTCGGTTTCCGTATCTTTCTACTTCTGCTTCGTAAAGCTCAGGTAGATATTGTTTTGCAAAAGTTCCACCGCCAGTTGCGTCAGTGAAGCTTAAGTAATTAGAGTTTAATGCTTGCCCTTTGATTGGAGCAGGAGCTAAACCCGGGGAATTGCTTAATATGTCTCCCATTTTATTTTAGTTTTAAGTTATTTGTTTTTATTTATTCTTAATTTTAACTTTGAACTATCTACACCACTAATCGCTTTTACTTTCATACCGTTAATAAATACATCACCTGTAGATGTTACTCTAGGTTCGTTACTTACGTTTTTGGATTTAGCCATCATATCTTTTACAGCATCGGCTTTGCCTTGCTCATAAAAATGATTAGCTATTGTATCAGCGTTTTCAGCAGCGTAAATGGCTTTGTGGTAACCAGCGTAATCTTTTACTTCACCTTTTTCATTTAGGAACTTCCCAACAAAATTAGTTAGATCAGATTGGGTGTTAGCAACACCATCAGTATCCGAAAGTCCATATCTAAATTTCTTTTCACCAATATTGAAGTCAAAACCTTTGAATTCTTGGTTAAAGAAGTTTTTAGTGTTACTTTGGAACCTCTTGTGTTGATCTTGAACCATTTTCTGTTCTTCGTTGTATCTATTGAAAAAGTCCATAGCCTTTTGTTGGTCTTGAGTTACGCCGGGTCTCAACTTGATTTCGTCGTAGTATTTACTCTTAGTGTCCTCTAAAAATTTACGGGCTTTAGCAATTTCTTCTTTGAAGGCAAGTTTCTTTTTCTTTATATCTCGCTCTTCATCCACATCTTCGTCAAATGAAAAGTTATCTTCTAATAAGAAGTTAACCTCTTCCATGTCTAAGTGTGGTTTAGTCTGTTTGTAGTATTCTCTAATTAAAGTATTGTCATCTACGTTGCTATAATCAGCATTTAATCTAACGTAGTCTTCAACTGTGCCACCTGTTTCTTCCATAAACTTAACTAACTTTTCTACATTTTCAGGTAAGTTAATTTCTGGCTTAGCAGGCTCTGGAGCAGTTTCCATAACTGGCTCTTTCTTTTCTTCTACCTTTGGCTCTTCAGTAATCTCTTGTATTGGAATTACTTTTTCTTCTTTGCTTTCTTCGGTAGGTTTTTCAGTTGTTTCTTCGATGTTTTCTTTAGAAACTTCTTCGCTAGCTTTGGGTTTGTCGCGAACAAGTACTTCATCTGTTGTTTGCTCTTGAACGGCATCTTCTACTTTTTCTTCTTTTTTAGATAAATCTACTTTTATTGTTTCTCCTTTTTTGGTAAGTTTTTTAGGTCTACCTGGTTTCTTTTTTATTTTAAAAGAACCTTCCTCTTTTACTTTTTCTGACATAATATAATATAATAGTTAATATAAAATTACTTAGGGCCAAACTGCTCTAAGCCAAATCCACCCATAGTGTCATTACCAGCGGATTCAAAGTTCTTCGGTAATAAATCATTTTTTCTTTGATCTATCAACTCAGATTGTTGCGTTGCTTGTATTTTAGTTCGTTCGTCTTTACGATCTTCCTTAAATTCTTCTTGTTGTTTTCTAGATTGACCTTGAGCTTGAGTAAGTTGCATATTGTAATTAAACTCTAGTTCCATTAACTGTTGTTTAATTTGTGCTTCTCTCTCCATTTTTTGTACTTCAAAATCAGATTTAGCTTTTTCAAGTTGCATCTTTTGCTCAGTTAGTATTTGTTGTTTCTGAGCTTCTGCCATAGCTGTTTGTTCTGCTAGCTGTGCGTTAGACTGTGCTTGAGCTTGTATATTGGCTTGTTGCGCTTGTTGGTCTCTAGCTGCTTTATCTTTTCTACGCTTTTTCAACATTTGATTAGCTAACTTTAAATTAGCAACTTCTCTAATGTCAATAGCATCTTCAAGATCTATTTGTCCAGCTTGTAAAGCTATTTGAATATTTTGTTCTAGTATTTGTTTTTGCTCTTCATCTGGCTCTAATTCTAAGAATATACCAAAGTCATGCATATTTAATTTAGATAACTCTTCTAATGTTCCTACGTTGTATCTAGATATACTAGACATTAAAGACTGTTTAGTCATTGGAAACATTAAAGCATCAGCTACTCTTAATGATATATTTTCACAAGTTCTAAGAGTTAAATATAAACTAGCTTGTAACACATGTCTTGTAGCTACATTTGAATTAGCAGCAGCTAACTTTTGTAAACCAACTAATGATTGCTTGTCTGGTAATGTACCATCTCTAGCTTCATTAAGTCCGGTCACATCTCTAATCATTTTAAGATAATACTCGTAAGTTTGTATCAATGATTGTATTTTACCCATACCATTTGATGTAGCAAGTTCTTGTATTGGAACTTTACCTGGATTCATACCACCATCTTGAGTCATTGATCTACCAACTATACTACCAGTCTGGAAATACATGTTTAATGCCTCAGCTGGATTATAATTAGTGCCATTACCTAAATCTACTTCTGCTAAACCATCTATGTCCATATAAACACCATCAGGCACTATCCTAGACATCACCTGTTGCAGTTTTAAATGCGTTAGCTGTATCATATCAGCAAAACCAGTTATTCTGCTTACAATTGATTCTATACGGCCTTTATACAACCTAGGAGCTACGATGTTATAGTTCATATTAACTTTAACAGTGTCAGCAAATGGTCTTGTCATATTTTCGGCCATTTGCCATCTTAACATTTTTTCGTGCCCTAGTATTTTAGCTCCTGAGTATAATACTTCAATTGATCTATATGCTTTTTTAAAGTTATCACCATCTGGTGCTTCTATAAATGTATCTTGTTTTTCTAATGCTTTTTCAAGTCCTGATGCAGTTTGCTTTATTTTAAATACTTGGTTAGTAAAGGTTTTGTATTCAAAATATAATACTTGTACTGTATCATCATCATAACGACCACTCCAGTTCCTAGTATAGTTTTTATTACCTGGATACTTTTGTATTTCTTCTAGTTCACTAGGTGTTAATTCAGGAAACTGCTTTTTAAGTTCTGCTAAACTAATAGGTTTTACTTCACCTACATAATATAAATCTTCAAAGTTAGGGTCTTCAGTATATGAATAAACTAAACTTGCTGGATCTACATAATCAACTGTAACGCCTTCTGATCTGTTAAAACAAGTTTTAGTAGCTGCAATACCTAATATAGTTAAATCTTGATTTAATCTTCTTCTAGTTAAATCATATTTGTTTTTAGCTAATATGTTATTAATAACTTCTTCTTCAGCTACTTCAATAGATTCTTTATAATCCATTTGCATATGAAGCTGTAAATCTTCTTCGCTTTCCATCTCTAAACCTTTACCTTGTGATTTAGAAACATCAAGACCTGTCATTTGTTGTATTTGGTTAATAAGATCTTTTTGCATCATATCTCTCTGTAGAGCTTCAGCATAAGCAGTTCTTTTCATTATAGACTCAGGATCTTGAGCATAAGCTTTAATATCGTAAGATCTTTGAGACATACCATTTACAACAATATCTACAAACTTAGGTATAACTGGTACGGGTTTCCAGTCTAAGTTTAAATAAGATAAGTCACCATTAATAGATAATTCGTCTTTGTATTTTTGAATAGATTGTTCTCCTCTAGCATAAAGTCTTAGTCTATGGAAATTATTATAGTTCGTATTAAATCTATCGTACCAACCTCTGTCGTTTCTAAACCACTCAGACTCTATGGCTCTACCTACTTGTAAACCATACTCATAAGAAGCTTTTTCAACATCTGGCACAACCTGATCCGGAAAAGAACTATTGTAATTAGTATTTATCATCTATTTTATTTTTGAATTATAACCCGTGTTATCATATCTTTTAATACCTAAAGCTACAGT